ACTATAAGACTGACACATGGTCTAGTCAACCAAATCAATTATCCCAAGACCAGATAGATTGGTGGAAACACTTATCAGAAAAGAAAAACTGGAGGATCGTTCAATTACCTAACGGGTTTTACCAAACAGAGTATAAAGACCCAGATTGTAAGTGTGATCCAGATAAAGACACGTGCTGTGAAAATTGGCTAGATGTAACTAGAAGAGAAACTATTGAATCAGCTGAAGCTGCTATTGATGGTAGCATCGAGCATTACACAGCAAAATTAGAGTTCATAAAAGGACCAAAGGTAGTAAAAACCTTTAAATAATAATTAAATCAAATTAAATTAAATCATGGCAGATGCTATAGTAAAGAATCTTAACTTCGGGGACGAGGCTAGGAACCAAATATTTAAAGGAATAGAAAAACTCACAAAAGCTGTTAGCTCCACACTTGGGGCTAGCGGTAAATGTGTTATACTGGAAGACGCAGGAGGTAAGCCGCTTATAACAAAAGACGGTGTTACAGTTGCAGATGCTATATTTCTTAGAGATCCAGTAGAAAACATAGGGGCCACGCTTTTAAAAGAAGCAGCTCGCAAGACAGTAAAAGAAGCCGGTGATGGTACTACTACAGCCACTATCTTGGCCCACGCTATACTAGATGAATCTTACAAGCTAGACAATAAAGATGTTAGAGCTGTAAAGGAACAAATACTAAATGGTGTAGATATAATCATAAAAGAACTAGAGAAACAATCTGTACCAGTTAAAGATAAGATAGACGACATAGCTATTATATCCACGAACAATGATAAAGCTTTAGGTTCTATTATCGCGGATGCATTTAAAAAAGTAGGAGATGCAGGCTTGGTAGTTATGGAGCCATCAGCTGAAGGAGACACAAGTGTTGAAGTTGTTGAAGGTGTTGAGTATAACAAAGGGCTACTAAACCCTAACTTCATAACAAACAAAGATACAGGTACAGCAGAGCTAGACAATCCTTTAGTTCTACTTATAGATTCTAAAGTTGATTCAATAAGACAGATACAGCCAGTATTAGAGCATGTTATAAAAACAAAAGAACCTTTATTGATCATAGGTGAAGTAGAAGCAAATGTTATGTCTGCGTTACTTATGAATAAAATGAAAGGTAATATAAAGATAAACGTGTTAGATCCACCTGCATACGGATTGAGACGTAAAGAAATACTAGACGACTTAGCATTACTAACAGGAGCTACCGTTGTTAACGAAGACTTAGGTGATGATCTAAGTTCTATAGAGGTAAACTATCTAGGACAATGTATTAAAGTTGTTACAGAAAAAGACAAGTCAATAATTAGAGTTGAAAAGGATTCAGAAGAAGTTGAGGCTATAATAAACCAGATACGATCTAAATTACTAGAGACTAATAAAGAACATGTTAGAGTAGGTTTAGAGCAAAGACTAGCAAGACTAAGCGCTAAAGTAGCAGTAGTTAAGGTAGGAGCTAATTCAGCTATAGAGTTGAAAGAGAAACAAGATAGAGTAGAAGATGCTATATGTGCTACAAGAGCCGCGATAAAAGAAGGTATAGTACCAGGTGGTGGTATTGCTTTGTTGAATGCTTCTAAGGTTTTAGACAAAAAAATACCTGGAGAAAGTATATTAAGAAAAGCAATAAAAGCACCATACAAAACAATTTTGAAAAACGCCGGTCTTGAGGTTGATGAACCTAATAAGAAAGGTGAAGGAATAAATGTGGTTACAGGTAATATGGTAAATATGATTAAAGCTGGTATTATAGATCCTCTGCTCGTTACAAAGAGCGCTTTAAAAAACGCGGCTTCAGTAGCAACAACAATACTATCAACTGATTGTGTAATTAATAATATTAGAATTGATGAAAGCAGTAGGTAGTTATTTACTAGTTAATAAGCTAGAAAAGAAAACAACTAAAACCGAAGGAGGTTTGTTGTTATCTGAAAACGATAGAGATGATATTAGATACGTTCAAGCAGAAGTAATAGATCCAGGAGATCAATCATTTCTAAAAAAGAATGATCATATATTTTATGACAAACATGCTGGTCACAATATAGAGCATGATGGTGAAAAACTACAAGTAATAAAAGTTCAGGATATTGTCGTTGTAATATGAAAAGGCTGGAAGCAGGAGATTTAAAAGATCTCAATCTGCTAAAACATTACCGTACTATACGTAAATGGGCCTGCAGAAACAACGGCTTAACTGATGCTGAAATAGAATTACTTATATATTTAGATTGTATAGATATGTTTACAATCGATGATTTTAAAATGGGGAGTTATTCTTTTAGCTGGAACAACAGAAGATGGAATAAACTTATTCAAGAAGACTGGATAACTGTTTGGAGAAAAAGAAATAGAACAACCCAAAAATATAACATATATAAAGTTTCTTTTAAAGGTAAACAACTTATAAGGAGAATTTACAGAATAATGATTGGTGACGAAGATATTCCAACAAGCGAAAGAAGAAACTCTATAATGCAAGGTAAAACATACATGGATAAGGTATTACAAACATCCGTGTATAATGTCAATAGAGATAAAAATAGATAACTATGAGTGTAACATCAGCGGCGATGGCGGCAGGTAGATCTAATGCGGGATTTGGCAATAATGCCAATACTGCAGGATCTAGCAATATCCCAGGATTTGGTAACATGTTTGGTGGACGAAATCGAGGAGGGTTAATGGGAATGACCCAAGACCTGTTAAACAAAGCAAGGGCAAGAAGAGCAGCTAGAAAAGCAGGTGCAGTAGGAAGCGCTACGTCAGCGGTTGGAGGAAACGACAGTAGATTTACCAGTATTGAATCTAGACTAGAAGCTTTAGAAGGCGGCGGTGGCGGCGATTTAACTGCTCAGGGTACTGGAGGCGCGGTAAAGCAAGATTTGGCTACTGTTACTTCTGGCGCAATGCCTGAAGCACCACAAGCAGCGGGATCTTTGTCTGAAGCAATGCCGGGTCCAGAAGCAGCATCAATGGATATATTTGGAAGTGAATTTGCAAGAAACAGTGCAGTTGGAGCTGCAAAAATGAAAATAAATAAAAAGATATAATATGGATCACAAAAGTAAATTAATTATTGGTACACCTGAATTAACAGGTCAAGTTGGAGAAAGCCATGTATGGGACGGACCATTAAACATGGACGAATTTCCAAAAGGTAAAGGAAACTCTAGAGGTATAACAGGTATGAAACTTAATCACGCCGGTGTACCATACAAACCACTTAACGCTGTTCTTTGCGCTCAAGGTAGAGAATACTAATAAATAAAATATGGGACAATACGCAAATCAACCAGACTTCGCTACTAAAGCGGAATCTGCACAATCAACAGACACTATAAGTCCAAATGTTTCTTATAATGGATCTGTGCTATATGTTGGTACAGGAGGAGATATAAGAGTTATATTAACAGGAGAAACGCGACCTGACGGATCGCCACCAACAATATCAGATTCTGTAATTTTTAAAAATGTTCAATCAGGTAGTTTTTTACCTGTAGTTATAGACTACATTATGGCAACTAGCACAACAGCTACCGATCTAATAGCTATAAAATAATATGGGATTAGGAATAGGTATAGGTATAGGTGTAGGACCTGGAGGTTTACCAGTAACACCTCCTGTACCACCTAGCAAAATTGAGGAACCAATTGATGAACCAATTGCAAAACCAATTGTAAAACCAATTGATGAGCCAATTAAGAAACCAATAATAAAAAAACAAACAAATGGCAATACACGAAGACGGACATTACGGAAAATACAGCGGTAACGCTAGATGCTGTACAAAAGTTACAGCACATAATTATGACGCAGCAGAAAGAGATGATGCTGCTCATATTGAGTACTTAAAAGAAGACGTTAACTACGATGCTCATCATGGGCATAGTGATATTAATATGACAGCTGACGAAAAACATATATCTAAATTAGCTGGAGATATGAAATACAACAAACAACATCACGCACCAGCTAAAGCTTTAGTTGGAAAACAAGTAAACTTACCAGATCATCTAAAGCAATCAATAATAGATGCTCCAGGTAAAAGATATTGCGTAAAATAAAAACAGAGAAAACTGTAATAAATCAAAAACAAATATCAATTAATAAATAAAAACAAAAATTATGGCAGCAAGCTTTATTGCATTCGAAGTAGTTGGAGCAGTCAGTGACTGGGAAAACGGAGAAGTATTAGTAAACAAAGATAATATTGTAGGTGTTATTCAAACAGCAGACAATAATATTGAAATTTTAACAACAGCTGGAACACCAGGTGATAAAGTAGAAATTACTTTAGGTATTGCACCCACTGGAGCAATTACAACTCCAGTAATGACATCAGGTTTAGGTACTAAAGCATTTAACTACGCTTTAACAGCTAACCCAGGAGGAGTAAAAGCTAAAGTTTTCTTAGGAAAAGACGACAACGGAGATCAAATGTACATTAGAAATGTAGCATTCGTATAGATGAGATCCAAAGGGCTAGGTGATAGCATAGCTAATTTCACACAAAAAACAGGTATTAAGCACGTTGTTGACATTGTCTCCGACGGGCTTAATATCAATTGTGGTTGTAACAATAGGCAAGAATGGTTTAATAATAAATTTCCTTATAGAAATGATTCCTTTAAAAAGTAAGTTTACTATAGAACCACCTTATGCTACAAGTGTTACACCAGTGTATGAAAGAGATATGTCTGGTGATCCAGCCGTAGGTAGAACCTTAAAAAATGGTGTGATAATAATGGAAGAAGATTTATCTCCTTCTATGAAAACAGAAACCCATTCTCACGAGCAAACTCACGTGAATCAAATGAAGCACGAAGGTTTTGATTGGGATGAAAAACAAATTTACTATAAAGGTAAAACATATTCAAAAGAACATTTCGCTAAAGGAACTGGGCCTTGGGAAGGACCAGCTTACGCTAACGAGATAAAAGCAAAGAAATAAAAAAAACCCAATTAACAATTATTTATTATGGAAAAAAAAGGGAAAGGTATGAAAGGCGAAAGCTACGCAGTACCTGCAGAAAAACTAACTAAAATACAAAATAGCTCAGCTAAAATGGGTTATAAACAAACGTTCGGAGCAAGTAGAAAGTCTCCAGGTAAAATGGCTGACATGACTACAGCTTCAATGATGGGAGGTGCTGACGCAGCTGCTAAGTATTATGATGGTGGTGGTAAGTACATGAATGGTGCACCTAAATATATGGGAGTTTCAAGAGCCCCTATGAAGCACATACCAAGTCACGTTGAACCAGCAAGTGGTAGTGAGGTTCCTTCTTACAACACAAATACTACTACTCAGACTAATACAACTTCTGGAGGAGGTAATACTTCTAGTGGTGTGTCTTATGCTTCAGCTTATAAAAATGCTAATAAGAGTAAATACCCAACGCTAGAGAGCTTCACGGTTGCGGCTAAAGAATACAATAAAAATAATCCAAAGCCAGTGGTTAAACCAACAACTAAAGCAACAAATACAAAAACAACTCAAGTGGGTGAGAAATCTACCGATCAAGTTATTGCGGAAGGTAAAGAGTATGTTCAGAATGCTCAACAAAAAAGAGCAGCATTAAAAGAAGCGGCTCTTATAAAAGCTCAAAATGATTCAACTGCAGTTTCTAACAAACTTAGAAAACAGGTTACACGTGATGGTAAATCTCCGCTTTCTCAAAGACAAGCTGACTTAATTACTACACTTGCAAATAAAACAGCAAGACGAAGTCTCGGGCATAAACGAATTAAGGCCCCTAAGTCTGTTACTCATTCAGAGGCTATCGCTGCTTTTCCATTAAAACCAAATGTGCCAGGAACAAGAAGTGGTAATTTTAGTAAAGAAGATATAGACGGATAGTGAATAAAATAATTCAATGGCTTACAGGTGGCGTCATCAAAGAAGTTGGTGGCGTCATTGATAAGCTTACAACTACCAAAGAAGAGAAGCTTGAAGCTAAAAGGCTAATGGTTGAAATTCTAGAGAAAGCAGACAGTGAAGCCCAGTCGCAAGTAACCGAAAGGTGGAAGTCAGACATGGCATCAGATAGTATGCTCTCTAAAAATATACGCCCTCTGGTTCTTATATACTTAACAGTTATATTTACCGTGTGCGCTTTTTTTGATGGTAATGTAGGGCAATTTAAAATAGCGGAAGAATACATACCGATATTTCAAACCCTTTTAGTAACAGTGTACGGAGCTTATTTTGTGGGTCGTAGCTGGGAAAAAGCTAAAAAAATTCAAAGTAATAATTAAATTAAATCAAATGAATAAAATAGAAAAAAAAGAGTTAGAGAAGGTAGTTGAACAACAAAAAAAGTTAAATGAAATTCTAACAAATATAGGTATATTAGAAACACAGAAACATAGTTTACTCCATAACATAACTACTATTAACAAAGGTATGGAGGAAATGAAAAATGACCTAGAAGGAAAGTACGGACCTATCAATATAAATTTAGAAGACGGTACATATACTAAAATAGAAAAAGAAGAATAAAATGGATAACATCATAAGAAAGATTAGCGTAGGTGCTGATTATAAAAATGATGCTATGCATTATTCTGTAGGGCAAGAGGTTTATGGGGGACATATTATTTCTCATATCTTGCTAGAAGATAAAGATTCATCATACAACATATTTATTACAAAGAACGAAGAGATATTACCATGGAAAAAGTTTAATTCTAATATGGCTATATCAATCGAGTATGAATTGAAATACTAATGAGGAGTGTTTACGATTTTATCGTTAAGCCGATAGGTGAAAGATACGCGAACACAAAAAAAGTTGAAGGTGGAGAATTAGTTTTAAATACTAAAATAGAAGCCTGGAAATTTGTAAATAGATTTGCTGAAGTAGTATCTACTCCTCTCGCTATCGCAACGCCTGTTAAACAGGGTGATATAGTTGTGATACACCAAAATGTATTTAGAAGATTTTATAACATGCAAGGTAAGCAAACAAACAGTAGGTCTTATTTTAAAGACGACCTATACTTTGCTAGTGTTGATCAAGTTTATTTATACAAGAGATCACATATATGGAAATCGATCAACGATCGTTGTTTCATAATGCCAATTAAAGATAGAGAGCTTCTAACAAACAATATAGAGGTAAATAATATTGGTATACTAAAAATAGGTAATAGCTCCTTAGAAGAGCTAGGAATAACTCCAGGACATATAGTGACGTTTAAAGCTGGGTCTGAATGGGAGTTTAATATAGACGGAGAACGTTTGTATTGTATGAAATCAAATGATATTTTATTAGAACATGGATATAAAGAAGACGAAGAAGAATATAATCCAAGCTGGGCAGGTAGCAGTTGAAGAATTAATAAAGGTAGCTAAAGAGGCTATTGTTGATTCAGGAGACGATATAACAGCTGATAGATTAAAAAACGCAGCAGCTACTAAAAAGCTAGCTATATTCGATGCTTTTGAAATATTGCAACGTATTCAAGAAGAAGAGGATTTATTAAACAACAAGCCAAAAGAAGTTAAAGAAAAGAACTTTAAAGGTTTTGCAGAAGGAAGATCTAAGTAATGTATAAACAAGAATTATACAAAGTCGTAGATGACTATATCAAGCCACACGTTATTAAGAAAAATAATAGGTATAAAAAGTGGGAATATGGCTATAATAAAGAGCATGATGTTGTTGTTATAAGTAAGACCGGAGAGATAGGAGAAATATACGATATACAGAATTTAAAGATAGCACTACCTAAACCTAGTGACGTTGCTAAGTTTAAATCTAATTCCTGGGAAAGAACTCCAATACCAGATGAGCTAAAGAAAATAAAAACTATATTTGACTGGGAAGAATACCCTGTTGAATTTAAAGAAGAATGGTATGATTACATCGATAAAGAGTTTACTAGAAGGGAACAAGGTTTTTGGTTCGATAATAAAGGCCTGGCTACTTACATTACTGGTACTCACTTTATGTACCTGCAGTGGTCCAAAATTGATGTTGGGAAGCCAGACTTTAGAGAAGCAAACAGATTATTTTTTATATTCTGGGAGGCATGTAAGGCAGATACCCGTTCATATGGAATGTGCTATCTTAAAAACCGTAGGTCAGGATTCTCTTTTATGTCCTCAGCTGAGACAGTTAACCTTGCGACAATATCCTCGGATTCACGGTACGGCATATTGTCCAAATCTGGTCCCGATGCTAAAGCAATGTTCACAGATAAGGTTGTACCAATTTCCGTTAATTACCCGTTCTTTTTTAAACCGATCCAAGATGGTATGGACAGGCCAAAGACAGAGCTCGCGTATAGAGTCCCAGCATCAAAGTTTACACGTAAGAAACTTGAAACAAACGAAACGGTCAAGGAGATTACGGGTCTTGATACCACAATCGACTGGAAGAACACAGGTGACAACTCCTATGATGGAGAGAAACTTAAACTCCTCGTCCACGATGAATCAGGTAAATGGGAAAGGCCGAACAACATCCTCAACAACTGGAGGGTTACAAAAACAACATTAAGATTAGGTAGTAGAGTTATAGGTAAGTGTATGATGGGGTCAACCTCGAATGCCTTAGACAAGGGTGGGGAAAACTTTAAAAAACTTTATTATGACTCAGATGTTACAAAGCGAAATCGCAATGGCCAAACTCGCTCGGGATTATATAGTCTGTTCATTCCTATGGAATGGAACTACGAAGGATACATTGATTCTTATGGAATACCTGTATTCGAAACACCAGAGACTGAAACCACTGGGCCAAATGGAGATATAATAGATTTAGGTGTTATAGATTATTGGCAAAATGAAGTTGATGGTTTAAAGGGTGATCAAGATGCATTGAATGAGTTTTACAGACAATTTCCAAGAACAGAAGATCACGCATTTAGAGATGAAGCAAAACAATCTTTATTTAATCTAACAAAAATATACGAGCAAATAGATTTTAATGGCGATCTAAGACATAGCTCTTTAGTTACCAAAGGTAGCTTTCAGTGGAGAGATGGTATAAAAGATACAAGTGTTATATTTGTTCCAAACAACACGGGAAGGTTTTTGGTTACTTGGGTTCCACCTGAAAATCTACAAAATCGTGTGATAGTAAAGAATGGTGTTAAATATCCAGGTAATGACGGTTTAGGTGCGTTTGGTTGTGATAGTTATGATATATCAGGAACTGTAGACAATAGAGGTTCTAACGGAGCTTTGCACGGTCTAACTAGCTTTAGTATGTTGGATGTTCCACCTAATCACTTTTTTTTAGAATACATAGCTAGACCTCAAACAGCTGAGATGTTTTTTGAAGATGTCTTGATGGCTTGTGTTTTTTATGGTATGCCTATACTTTGTGAGAACAATAAACCTAGGTTGCTTTACCATTTTAAGCGTAGAGGATATAGAGGTTTCTCAATGAACAGACCAGATAAAGTATATAATAAGTTGTCTGTGACTGAAAGAGATATTGGTGGTATACCAAACTCAAGTGAAGATATTAAGCAAGCTCACGCTGCTGCTATAGAAACCTACATAGAAAGCTTTATAGGTTTACAGGATAAAGGCTACGGTGACATGTATTTTCAAAGAACGTTAAACGACTGGAGTAGATTCAATATAAACAACAGAACAAAGCATGATGCTTCTATTAGTTCTGGATTAGCATTAATGGCTTGCAACAAAAATAGATATAGACCTATACAAAAAAGAGAAATTATATCTTATAATTTAGGTATAAAAAGATACGACAACACTGGGGCTACCTCTAAAATTATAAAGTAAATGAATATAAATTATAATACTAACAGCGCTTTTCCCAATCAGGTAGTACCTTTGGAGGAAAAATTAAGTCTGAAATATGGAGAGCAAGTTGCTGATGCCATACAGTCTGAATGGTTTTCACAAGGTAGAACTAACGGAAACAGGTATTTAACTTCTTTTGACAACTATCATACTAGAAGATTATATGCTAGAGGAGAGCAGCCAACACAAAAATACAAAGATGAGTTATCTATTAATGGTGATTTATCTTATCTTAATTTAGATTGGAAACCAGTTCCTATATTATCTAAGTTTGTAGATATACTAACCAATGGTATATCTAACAAAGACTACGACATTAAAGCCTATGCTAATGATCCTATGTCTGTTAAGAAAAGAACCGACTACGCTAGTAAACTAGCTATGGATATGTTTGGTCAAGACATCATACAAGAAGTAAAGCAAACAACAGGTCAAGATATATCTAGTACAAATATACCAGCCATAGATCTTCCTAAAACAATGGAGGAAATGGAGTTGCATTTGCAGCTATCATATAAGCAAGCTATAGAAATAGCAGAGGAAGAAGCTATAACTCAAACACTTGATAAAAATAAATACGACTTACTTAAGCGTAGGCTTAACTACGATCTTGTTACATTGGGTATTGCTGCTGCTAAAACAAACTTTAATACCGCTGAGGGTATTACATTAGATTATGTAGATCCAGCTTATATGATACACTCATATACGGAAGATCCAAATTTTGAAGATATATACTATGTAGGTGAAGTAAAAGCGGTTACCATAGCAGAGATCAAGCAGCAATTCCCTCATATATCAGATGAGGAGTTAACTAAAATACAAAAATCATATAGCAACCAAAATTACATATACGGTTGGGGTGCTTATGATGAGAACACTGTTCAAGTATTATACTTTGAGTATAAGACTTATATGGATCAAGTTTTCAAACTCAAACACACGGATCAGGGTTTAGAAAAAATACTAGAAAAACCAGATACTTTTGATCCGCCTAAAAGCGATAACTTTAATAGAGTTTCAAGGAGTATAGAGGTTTTATTTCAAGGTGTTAAAGTCTTAGGATCTAATATGATGCTAGACTGGAAGATGGCGGAGAATATGACTAGGCCAATGGCTGATACTACTAAGGTAGAAATGAACTACACTATATGTGCGCCTAGAATTTACAAGGGTAGGATAGAGTCTATAGTTAGTAAGACTATAGGTTTTGCTGACATGATTCAGCTAACTCATCTTAAGTTACAGCAAGTAATATCTAGAATGGTACCAGATGGTGTATTTTTAGATATGGACGGTTTAGCAGAGGTTGATCTTGGTAACGGTACTAATTACAATCCAGCGGAAGCATTGAATATGTACTTCCAAACAGGATCTGTTGTTGGTAGATCACTTACACAAGACGGAGCCATGAATGCTGGTAAAGTGCCAATTCAAGAATTATCATCTTCTTCAGGGCAAGGAAAAATAGGCGCTTTGATAAGCACGTATAACTATTACGTTCAAATGATTAGGGACGTGACAGGTCTCAATGAAGCTAGAGATGGTAGCTTACCTGATAGAGACACATTAGTTGGGTTGCAGAAAATAGCTGCTCAACAATCTAATATAGCTACTAAACATATTAACAATGCTAGTTTGTATTTAACGTTAAGATTATGCGAGAATATATCTAAAAAACTAGCTGATGTTGTGCGTTTTCCTTTAACAGCTAACGCATTAAAAAACTCTATATCTACTTTTAATGTTAGGACATTACAAGAAGTGGCTAATCTTAACTTGCATGACTTTGGTATATTCTTAGACTTAGAACCTGATGAAGAGGAGAAAGCGCAGTTAGAGCAAAACATACAAGTAGCATTACAGTCTGGAGGTATTGATCTAGAAGACGCTATAGATCTTAGACAGATACGTAATTTAAAGTTAGCAAATCAAATGCTAAAACAAAAACGTAGACTAAAACAAGAGAGAGACCAGAAAGCAGCTCAAGCAAACATGCAAGCACAGGCACAAGCTAATGGTCAATTAGCAGAACAAACCGCTATGGCAGAGACGCAAAAGCAGCAAATACTAACTGATCAAAAAATGCAGTTAGAGCAAGCTAAGTCTCAGTTTGAAATACAGCGAATGCAAGCTGAAGCAGGAATAAAGAGAGAGCTTATGGCTGAGGAGTTTAATTATAATGTTCAATTAGCTAAAGAAAGATTTAACGGTGAAAAGAACAAAGAAGGCGATATTGAAGATCGAAAAGATAAGCGCGCTAGAATAATAGGAACACAGCAATCACAAATGATACAGCAGAGACAAAACGATGGGACGCCTATTGATTTTGAATCTACTAACGATAGTTTAGGTGACTTTGGCTTAGAAGCCTTTGGTCCCAAGTAATTTTTAATTTTATAATATTATATTATGTCAGAAGTAAACCCGGCCGCAGAGGTCAAACAAGAAGGTGAGTTTTCATTAAAAGGTAAGAAAACAAAACCTAAAAAATTAGTGGACAGCACTAACAACGAACCAGTTAAAGTTGATTTAACAAAACCTGAAGCACAGGGAGAAGTTGTGCCAGATATTGTAAAGGTTGATTTAACAGAAAAAAAAGATACTCCTCAAGAATTAAACGAAGAGAGTGTTGATGTAAAAGAAGTACAAGTCGAAACTCCGGTTCAAGATGTTGTGATACAGGAAATAACCGAAGAAGAAGTAGACGAAAAAACAGTAGAGCTTTACGATCAAGCGGAGCAAGCTGTTAAGGAACAGGTTACACAAGGTAAAACATTACCTGAAAACATACAAGCACTTGTTGACTTCATGGGAGAAACAGGTGGTACAATTGAAGATTACGTAAGACTTAATCATGATTACTCTAAAGTAAACGAAAAAGTTTTACTTAATGAATACTATAAACAAACTAAACCTCATTTAGATCCAGAAGAAGTTAACTTTCTAATGGAAGATAATTTTGAGTTCGATGAGGAACTTGATGAGCCAAGGGATATCAGAAAGAAGAAATTGGCTTTCAAAGAAGAAGTTGCTAAAGCCCGTAAAGAGCTAGACTCTATGAAGGATAAATACTACCAGGAAATCAAGTTGAGACCTGGTGTTACCCAAGATCAGACGAAAGCTATGGACTTTTTCAATAGGTACAATGAGCAGCAAGAGCAAACTAAGACTCTTCAGCAGGATTTTAAAGTACAAACTGAACAGATTTTTAATGACGATTTCAAAGGTTTTGATTTCGATTTAGGACAAAAGAAGTTTAGATACCAAGTACCAAATCCTTCTGAGGTAGGTAAATCACAGTTAGATGTCGGTAATTTTATTTCACAATATACTGATGACAAAGGTGCTGTGACTAACCCTTCAGGTTATCATAAAGCTCTTTATGCTGCAATGAATGCGGACAAAATCGCTAATCATTTTTACGAACAAGGAAAAGCTGATGGTGTTAAAAACATCGTTGACTCTTCTAAGAACTTAAGTAATGATAAACCTAGGCAAGTTGCCGACGGTAATGTCTTTATAAATGGTTTAAAAGTAAAATCAATAAGTGGTTTAGATTCGTCTAAACTAAAAATTAAAAAACGAAAATTTTAACATTAAACTTTTAAATTATGGGAATTTTAAATCCACAATTTGGGTCGATAGTACCATCGCAGGCGCAACAAACGCTTTCGAATAACTATCTAACATTTGACGGTGCAGCTGGTGGAAACTTTGCACAACAATATTTACCTGAGCTTTATGAGCAAGAGGTAGAGAGATACGGTAACAGAACGTTATCAGGATTTTTACGTATGGTTGGAGCTGAGCTACCAATGACGTCTGATCAAGTAATCTGGTCTGAACAAAATAGATTACACATTGCATATGACAACTGTACTAATGGTGGAGCTGCGAATACAATTACTATTCCAGTTGCTGCAGACATTAACAACGTTGTATCGCCTCAACAAACTATCGTAGTGATGGATGATTTTGGTGGTGAAGCAAAATGTTTAGTTGTTGATTCTGACTTAAGAACAGCTGCTGCTGGTGGTACTGGTGTATTAAATGTATTACCTTACGGTTCTGCTACATTAGCTACTGAGGGATTAGTTGGTGCTGTAAAGATATTTGTTTACGGTTCTGAATATCCAAAAGGAACAAACACAACAATCGCTCCATCTGCTAACGCAGTTGCACAAGCAGCGAATGGTGATTTTCCAATTGCTACTGTAACTCCTGAGTTTACTCAGTTTTCTAACAAGCCAATTATCATTAGAAGTCAATATTCAATCAATGGTTCTGACACTGCTCAGATCGGTTGGGTAGAAGTTGCTACTGAAGATGGAACATCAGGATACTTGTGGTACTTAAAAGCAGAGTCTGAAACAAGACTACGTTTTGAAGATTACCTAGAGATGTCTGTTGTAGAAGGTGAGCAAGTTGCTGCTGGTTCTGGTATTACTAATGTAACTGGTACAGAAGGTTTGTTTGCTGCTATCGAAGATAGAGGTAACGTACAAGTTGGATTCTCTGCTGGAACTGGTATTAGTGACTTTGATGATATTCTTAGAAACTTAGATACTCAGGGAGCAATTGAAGAAAACATGTTATTCTTAAACAGAAACACTAATCTTGATTTTGATGATATGCTAGCTGCTATCTCATCTGGAGGAAACGGTGGAACTGCTTTTGGATTATTTGAAAACTCTGAAGAAATGGCATTGAACTTAGGTTTCTCTGGTTTCAGACGTGGATCTTACGATTTCTACAAAACTGACTGGAAATACTTAAACGATGCTTCTACTCGTGGTGCAATGACTGGGCCTGCTTCTATCGAAGGTGTATTAGTTCCTGCTGGAACAAGTACAGTTTACGATCAGATCTTAGGTACTAACATTAGACGTCCTTTCTTACACGTAAGATATAGAGCGTCTCAAGCAGATGACAGACGTATGAAGTCTTGGTTAACTGGTTCTGTTGGTGGAGCTTTCACTAGCGATCTAGATGCTATGACTGTAAACTTCTTATCTGAAAGATGTTTAGTTGTACAAGCTGCGAATAACTTCGTATTATTCAAAGGAGTGTAATTACTCGAGATTAATGTAATTCTTACCCTCGTTATATCAACGGGGGTAATTATTACTTTTATAAATTATTTAATTATATTATATTATGGCTAAAAAAGCTGAAGCAAAAAAAGTTGAGGTTGCTCCTCAAGAAGTTATAGTAGCAAAAAAAATTGCTACTCCAGTACAACCCACGAAACCAGAGTGGGAAATAAAACCTAGGACATATATTGTTAAAGGTAATAAACAACCATTAACATTAACAATTCCAGGTAAACATACTAGAAAAAATCCTTTATTGTATTTTGATTTAGATCAATCTAAGCAAAGGGAATTAAGATATGCTACAAACATGAACAGTCCTTTTATAGATGAACAAAAAGGAGAAGCAACGTTAGGGCATATCACTTTTAGAGATGGTGTACTTACAGTTCCACAAGAAAATCAAATCTTGCAAAAACTGCTAAGTAAATACCACCCATTAAAAGATAAAAAATACTATGAGTTTGATTCTGTTATAGAGGCAGAAGATGATTTGGATATTATAGAATTAGAAATTCATGCGCTCAATGCCGCGATGGAAATGGATGTAGATCAAGCTGAAGCTATACTTAGAGTTGAAAAAGGTAGCTCTGTTTCTAATATGAAATCTAAAGAACTCAAGAGAGATTTGTTATTGTTTGCTAAAAGAAAACCAGAACTGTTTATAAGTTTAGCTAATGATGAAAACGTTCAATTAAGAAACTTTGGTATAAAAGCTATTGAAGCTAGAATAATTAACTTGTCACAAGATCAAAGAACTTTTCACTGGGGTTCAAATGACAGAAAATTATTTACTGTACCATTTGATGAAAACCCATACTCAGCTTTAGCCTCTTGGTTTAAAACTGACGAAGGTGTAGAAGTTTACAAATCTATAGAAAAAAGAGTATAAACAAGTGATACTAATATATTAGGGTATCATATTAATGGTACCCTGGTGTATTATAATTCAAACAAACATGGCTATAAATGTAAACACTGTATATCAGACAGTCTTATCTATTATAAATAAAGAACAAAGAGGTTATCTAACACCTGCTGAATTTAATACAGTAGGAACACAAGTTCAATTAGATATATTTGAGAAGTACTTTGAAGACTTAAATCAACAATTAAGAGTACCACAAGCGGACGTTGACTACGCTGACAGGATAATGAATCTTGACGAAAAGTTAGCAATATTTAAAACATTTGGACAAGCTCAATACGACAATGTGAGTAATCCAGGTCTTGCGTATTTTAAACTACCTACTACAGATGCTTATGGAGCTACTGTAGACTTCTACAGATTAGGTACTGTTATATACAAAGACGATAGAGGTAATCAGATAGAACTACAAAGATTACCAAGAACAGATTTCTACAACATAGAGAGATCTCCTTTAACAAAATCAACCAAAAGTTTTCCTACTTATTTATATGAGAATAGAGGCGATATTAATGTATCTGGTCAACCAATAAACAACCATTTACAAAATGTAATATATGTTAATCCTGTTGACATAACTAGTAACATAGAGGTTGATTACGTAAGAAAACCTATTCCACCTATATGGGGTTTCTCTACAGCTGGTAGAGGTCAATACATATTTGATGGAAATTATTATGACGCTGGACTAGGAACTGGATCTAGAGATTTTGAGTTGCATGAGTCAGAACAAGTTAACGTTATATTAAGAATACTAGCGTATGCTGGAATAATAATACAAGATCCTTCTATAGTTCAAGTAGCCTCGCAACAGGTTCAAGGAAAAGAAGTTAATAAAAAAAGCTAATAGATGGGAGTTATAAACGAAACTAATCAACAATATTACGCAGGAGCTCAAGGCTTTGTAGTTGAAGATCCTTCAGGGCAAAGCAATTTTACTTTTACCTTTGATACAAATCTAGAATTTGGAAACTTTGATCCTTCTCAAGTAGACTACCAGAAAAATAATTTTAAATTATACTCTAGTTTTAATGGTGTAAACTATGTGGAATATGTAGCTCCATATACTGTGGCTGGTAACACTGTTTCTTTGATAACTGCACTACCACAAGGCCACGTATTGGTTTGCCAATTAAAGAGGCTCGATGGTGGTAGCTACGGGGATAGAGACGCTTATGGAATTACCACAGAACAAAACTATGGTAGTTATGAATATGTAACGCTAGGTGATGTTGTTAACAACTTTATAGTTGCTTATGTTGGAGCTGGTAAATTAATACCAAGCGTTAAAAGAACAGACTTAATATTTCATGCTAAGAGAGCTTTGCAAGAGTTTAGCTATGATACTCTTAAAAGTATAAAATCTCAAGAGCTAACAATACCACCTAACCTAAGCGTGGTTATACCACAAGACTATGTAAATTACGTGCGTATGTCTTGGATAGATCAAGCTGGTGTACAAAGAATTATATACCCAGCAAATAATCTAACTAATTCTCCTTATAGCACTCCGCTGCAGGATTCTGAAGGTGTACCGACTCAAGATAATTTTGGCGAGAATATAGAAGGGACATCGATAACAGAGGAAAGATGGAAGAGCAATAGTCAAGGTATTTTAGAAGGAGAATTTAATGCTAGTGTAGACTGGGCTGGATTTGATTGGGGTTACGGCGGAATGTGGAATTTAGGTTATGGTCAATTATATGGAATAGATCCACAATACTCTCAAGTAAACGGGTGGTTTAATATGAACGACAGAGAAGGTAAAATATCTTTTTCAAGCAATCTTGTTGGCAAGCTTATAATACTAGAATACATATCTGATGGACTAGCATATGACATGGATAGTAGAGTACCTAAATTAGCTGAAGCCGCTATATACGCATACCTATCACACGCTGTATTAGCTAGTAGAATAAATCAACCTGAGTACATAATAAACAGATTGAAGAGAGAAGCTAGCTCTAAATTAAGAAATACTAAAATAAGATTATCTAACATAAAGCTTGGTGAAATAGTTCAAGTTATGAGAGGTAAATCTAAATGGATCAAACACTAGAATAGTATGGCAATCTTTAAAAATCTTTTTATAAAATCTAAAATGAACAAGGATCTTGATGATCGCTTGTTACCACAAGGTGAGTATAGAGATGCAGAAAATATACAGGTTAGTAAATCAGAAGCAGAAGACGTAGGAGCATTAGAGAATGTTTTAGGAAACTCTGAATTTATTGATTTTACAGATATAACTAGCAACACCGATATACAGTGTATAGGATACTTAGTATCAGAGGTTAATTCTTGCTTTTACTTCTTTTTAACAGATAATGAATCTGAAGGGTATGATCCTCTTGCGGAAAATTACATAGTAAGATCTATTGTTTCTCAAGGAACTATCACTCAAAATGAGATATTAGTGCGAGGTGCTTTTTTAAACTTCTCTACATTATACCCGATATACGGTGTTAATCTACTTGAAGAGTTACTATTCTGGACAGATAATAGAAATCAACCAAGAAAAATAAATGTTGATTTAGCTGAAATAATACCACCTCTTACACTAGGTTTCGATTACTATGCAATAGAAGATACTATTAGTGTAGCTAAAGTAATGCCATTTACCGCTCCTGTTTTATGGCAAGAAGTAACTCAAGAAGTTATAGACGAAAGTGGTGATCCTACAAGGCTACAGCCTGCGCTAGGTGATTATCAAACTACAATGCAAGACGTTGTTAGTCCTTTTTTACCAGACGGCACTACTGACAATCCTTATGAAGATGTTGTGTATAGGGGTGATCCTAACTACTTAGAAGACAAGTTCGTAAGATTCAGTTATAGATTTAAGTTTGACGACGGTGAATACTCTGTATTTGCTCCATTTACTCAAGAGTGTTTTATACCTCAGCAAGATGGTTATTTTCTTTTTAACCCATCTGGAACAGATAGAGATGACAATGATATGTCTGCCGCCTACAGAAGTACTATAGTAGAATTCATGGAGAACAAGGTTAATCAATTAACTCTTTTAATTGAAATGCCAGTGGTTGGTGATCCAGCTCTTGGTACCACAAACTTATTTAATGTTAGTAGTTATTTTAAAATAACAGAAATAGAAATACTATTTAAAGAGTCTGATGGCGCAGCTGTACTAGTTGTAGACACTATTCCTGCTGCTGATATAAAAGATCAGTTCAGCTCGTCAAACCCAACTAACAATATATATCAATATAAATACTCTGGTACAAAACCTTTTAGAACTTTACCTGAAAGTCAATTAACTAGAGTTTACGATAAGGTTCCTGTTAAGGCTTTAAGCCAGGAAATTATAAGCAATAGAGTTGTTTATGGTAATTTTCAAACTAGACACACGCCTCCAAGTGGATTAAACTACAATGTAGGTACAGGTCCAAAACAACCTTTTGACATAACAACACCGGCAACACCTGTTTCATGGAATACTAGTATAATTGAATATCCTAGTAGTACATTAAAACAAAATAGAAATTATCAAGCTGGTTTTGTATTTTCAGATAAATTTGGTAGAACAACATCTACGCTATTATCAAATACTGGAGATGTTGCTAGTTCTGCTACAGCTAGTTCCTTGTCTACTGTATACTCACCTTACAATGACAATCTTGTAGATGTTGGTTTATGGCCTGGAGACACGTTGTTAATACAGGTTAACGATACTATAAGTGAAACACCTGTGGCATCTACTTTATACCCAGGCACTTACAACGGTGATCCAGCAGACCCTCTTTATAATCCACTAGGTTTTAAATCTTGGAAGGTAGTTGTTAAGCAACAAGAGCAAGACTATTATAATGTTTATCTACCTGGTTCCATAACAGCTTACCCAGAAGATGATGAGTTAGAACTTGGTTTAACATCGCATATTGTTTTATTAAATGACAATATAAATAAAGTGCCTAGAGATTTGTCACAAGTAGGTCCTGATCAAAAACAATTTAGAAGCTCTGTTCAGTTATTTGGTAGAGTAGAAAATACTGATCAGTCTCCAACCCCAGATGCTGCAGCCGGTGGAATACCTACAGATTATGGGGTAGTAAACCAACAATATTATCCTTCTAGATTCTCAGACACGGTGTCTACTATTTCAAACGAGTTTGATATGTTTAATCTAGATCCTGGGACTGCTTTAGATCCAGAGTATCAAGAGGCTTTTTATGAAGCAGACTCAAATCCTTTAATAGGTAGAGTAAGTACTACAGATCAGTTTGGTCAAATAGACCCTACATCAGGTGGTTTAACTTACACTATACAAAACTTAGCTGTATATGAGACAGAACCTGTAGAATCAAGACTAGACATATACTGGGAGACTAGTTCTAGTGGTACAATTGATGATTTAAACGAGCAAGTGATAGCTACAGGTGGTCAAACTATATTTGGAATAATTAATGATTCTTGGTTTTTAAACGAATATTTCAACAAGCAAACAGCGTCGTCATCTCCATGGAGTGAAACAGCTTTAAACGCTTCACCTGAACCAGGGCCATCACCAGCTACTCCAGTAATAGGACCTGACAATGCTGAATACGGAAGATACAGATCTGTTGTTATGGGTCCTTTTTGGTTTGACGATAACACTAATACTCCTATACAAAACGTAGAGCTTGATAGCTTTAGCGTAAAAGACGGAAACAATGCAATAGTTACTAGTGACTTTGATATATTAAGAATAAAAGGAACAGGATCTACTCCAGCTGGAATAGGTAACTACATAGACTTTACTGGGGCTACAACAACTACTTATACTCACGATACATTTATATTAGTTAACAAAGCATTTTACGTATACGACAGCGCTGACATACCAGCTACTCAGTTTACTTTAGTTGTAAGCGTCAAAGATTTAGATAATCCAAATCCTCCACCAATACCAATAAAAACGTTTACACTTACTAGTACGCAAGATGGTACTAACTTAGATGATGTTCCAACTGTTCAAGTAGGTGGTGAAACTTTAATAACAACACCAGGTTATGTCAACACATCGTGGGGTCAAACTACCAATACACCTATTGATTACGGTCAACAACCACTACCAGCGGGAGGTCCTCCTGGACAGGTTGTTATTCAGGTTGGATACGCTGGTATTCCTCTAAAATTATATGGTTCAAACGGAAGTAACGTCGCGCTCTTATCACCTAGTCAAAACCAAAATAGTTTGTTTTGGGACATACCAGTACAGACGAAAGCAGGACTTCCTTCTACAGCTTTTCAAATAGACTCAGCTACAGGTGAAGTTACAGAAACAAGCTTTGGAGTAGCTCGAGGTCAACATGATCTTAAAATACGAGTATCCGCATATGGAACTTTTCAAACTATAAATATATCTATAGTAATAGGTGTTCCAACAGCAAATGGATCTTTCAATAATAGTAGCTATTTTAATACTGCAGGAAATAATAATTTACCAATTGACTTTGGTTTTATATACAACTTACATAATAGTCCTTCAAATGCATATGCTCAGATTCCTAACAGTAATGGTGGTTCAGCGAGCACAACATTCAAATATACCTACCCAGACCCAGGCAATATTCCAGCTGGCACTGCATTAAATGATTCGTTTTCGAACTCTGTTTGTGGTGGATATCCAGCTACAGGAGGTGGACCAAATAGTCTAATACTTCAGCAACCCACCGGAAGTGGCGCTTTAGAAGGTCCTTTGACTCAAGGTACAGGGTATGTGGCGGTGTTCTTAAGATTAACAGGTCAACGAAGTGGTTCAGTTTTTAATCAATGGGCGTCTTGTAATTTTTCTTGGGCGATAGAATATAGACCTACAAGTGTATCACCTTGGCAAGCAGCAACAGATATAGAGGGTAATATTCTATCTTGGAATAGCGGTGTGTCTGGTAATCAAACAGATCCACAGCAATCTGGTAAGGTGTTAGATGCTGACTCTAACGGTGGCACAAACGAGCCAGTGTCGTGGTCTCAACCACAATCTAGTACTTCATACATACAGGATCAGGTTTACGGAGCAGCTGGCAACAATGCGCCGGTAAGCTCTGCTATTATACCAGCTCCAAACCCTAATACGTATCAATTAATAGCTAGAAATAGAGCTAGTATTTCTACTAGTGCGAGTGAAACTGTTTTAGCAAAATGGGTTGCTGTAGGGAACAGTCCTACGTATGGAGCAACGCCTTGTTTTGGAGAGTATAGAGTTGTAATACAAACAATAGGCGGTCAAGATAGCTCATTTGAAGATGCCTGTGTAGGTTGTTGGAGAGATCCAGCGACTCAACCATTTCCGGTAGTTACTTTTGAAGTAGGTGAAATTGAGTTTGGTGATTTCTTTTATGATCTTGGGCCACAAAGAGCATTTGCTTACTTAGTTGACACAAAGACTTTCCCAAACACTTCCTCAGGAAAAAGCCAAGCTTTAAATAATAACTTTGGTACGGTAGGTCCTAGGTACAAAGTATTATATGCGTTAGAGCCAGTGCATAGATATGTTAGTACATTTTACTCAGACGCAGCTTTAACAGTGCCATTTATAGCTTGGGACCTTAGTGTTGGTGGTAATCCTGGATATATTTCTTATAGATCTTTTGATGGTAATACTGGCGTTCCTGGTAGTACGCCACCTTTCAACGCGGGAGTAACTAGCAAAACAAATCAACCAAACGCTCAGTCCGCGGAAGGAGCTGGGTCACCTAACGCAACTCCAAACACCTTTCAAGATAAAAGAGTTTGGGCTTGTATAATGGAAGCTAGCACAGGTACAAAACAAATGGGTACATCTATAGGTAAAGTTGGTTAGTAAAGTAACCATAGAACATGTAATCTAATATATAATGGCATTAATAGAAGTAAAATATTTCAATTCCTTTATCTTAAAAAAGAGTTTAGATACTGCTGATCAACCTCAATGGTTTGGATCAACAGGTATACCTACATCTGTAGGTGGTTTTGACCCTACTGATCTAGCTGACACACCACTTAACTGGGCAATAGAAGAATCAAGAATTAGAGGTGGTTATAATAATACCTCTATTTCTCTAGGTGCTAAAGCTTATTTAGTTGAAGACGAACCGCAAGGAAGTATTAGAGGTAACGCTATGATATACTCGGGTATATTTAACTCTAGAACAGGTATTAACCAAACTAATCAATTCTCTGTAGCAGCAGAAATAACCAAAGCAACGGACCCGTCAGATGGTAGTATACAAAGACTATACGCTGAAGATACAAATTTAATTATATTTTCAGAGAAGAAAGTTAGTAGAGCTTTAATAGATAAAGACGCTATATACACAGCTGAAGGTGGCGGTGTACCTATTAGTCAATTGAATTTAGTTATTGGCCAAATAATTCCTTATGCAGGTAATTTTGGTATAGCAGATAATCCAGAAAGCTTTGCTGTATATGGATATAGAAAATACTTTGTAGACAAAAATAGAAATGCTGTTTTAAGGCTGTCTAGAGATGGTATTACAGAAATTTCTAACTATGGTATGATTGATTGGTTTAGAGACAACCTAAGCACTGTAGATTCATCAGGATTTGGCGATGGTAAGATAGTAGGTGGCTGGGATATATATACAAAACAATACACAGTTTCACTACAAAAGTCCGAATCTAACACAGCACTACCACCATACAGCACCTTGCAGTTTGATGAAAGAGTATTAGGTTGGCCTTCTTTTTATAGTTACCAACCAAGATGGATGTTTAGCTTAGCTAATAGATTTTATAGCGTAGATACAAGAGGTCAAGGTGTTTGGATACATAATGATCCTAGTGTAAATAGAGCTAGTTTTTATGGTGGTGAATATAAATCAAATATAGTATTCATAGTTAATCCTGATGTAAGCAGAAGCAAGGTATTTAAAACCGTGGACTACGAAGGTAGCAATGGTTGGGAAGTAAAATCTTATGTGTCAGACATAACAGGTGTTGATAGCATAGAGGTGAATGGCTCTAATGTACCTCAATGGTTGTTACCACCTGAGACTAGAGATACAACAAATGGCATATATAGTTACTACGAAGGTGAATATATAATAGATCCTAGAGTGGCAAGCGCAACATTTGGTACACCTGTTTATAGACCAGACTACACAGCTGTGTTTGGAAGTGACGACCCTCCTTATAATAGATTATATGCTGGTTTTACAAGAAAAGAAAATAAGTATTATGCAAACCTAGTAAACGACTCAGAGCCAACAGCGGGTGAAGTTAGGTTTGGAGATCAAATGACTGGTATAAAAGGATACTATTGTACAGTGGTAATAGAAAACGACGACTACACTAACCCTGGAGGAGCAAAAGAATTATTTGCAGTTAACTCAAACTTTAGTATAAGTAGTTAAATTAAATACAATTAAATGAAATTAGAAGTTAGAAAACTAGAGGAGACTGATTGGGATACTTTAGTTAAATGGTGGGATTCTTGGCCTAAATGGGTTAATCCACCAAAAAGTTTTTTACCAGACAACGGTACTGGAGGCTTGATGGTGTACAAAGAAAATACACCTATCGTAGCTGGGTTTTTATATTTCACAAACTCAGATGGCGTGTTGCTTGAGTGGATAGTTTCAAATCCAGAATATAGAGAGCAAGATAGAAAAGAAGCATTAGAAATATTAATATCTACAGCTGAAGAGACTTGTAGATTAGCAGGTAAGAAACATATGTTTAGTATCGGGAGAAACAAACATTTGATAAATACTCATAAAAAATTAGGGTGGACAGTAGACGAAAGTCCATCATACGAATTAATTAAAAACATTTAACATGGCATTAGCAACAGCAATAGTAGCGGGAAGTGTAGCGGTAGCAGCGACAGCAGTAGGTGGCGCAATACAGTCCGGTGCAGAGCATAAAAACATGCGACGAGCTAGAGGCGAAAAAGGTAGAGCAGCAGCAAAGGTAGAGTCTCTACAAAATAGTAGACAGACTATAACAAACCCTTATGGAGGTGTAACATCACTAGCTAACTTAGCATCTGATCTGTCTGGGCAAATGTCTAATCCTTATTCTAGTTTAGGTGTAGCTACACAGGCGGCTGAAATACAAATGGAACAAAGTGATATAGCTTTAGCTAATTCACTTGATGCTATGATGGCCACTGGAGCTGGCGCTGGTGGTGCAACCGCATTAGCACAGGCTGCTTTAAGAAGTAAGAAAGGAGTTGCTGCTGGTATTGAACAACAAGAAGCTGCTAATGAAAAACTTAGAGCACAGGGTGAACAAAACCTACAAGAAAGACAAACTGCAGAGCAACAAAGACTACAGTCTATAGCTATATCTGAAGGACAGAGAGAGCAACAAGCTGAAGCTGCTGGAAACATATTTCAGTTCAACGCACAAGAAGATAGAACAAATTCAGATATATCTTACAACATTGCTAAAGAGACTGGGGCTGCTCAAAGAGAAGCTCAAGCTAGATCAAACAGAAGCGCCGCAACAGCAGGGATATTCTCAGGTATTGGTTCTATAGCTGGAAGTGTAGCTGGAGCTGCAATGGGAGGCCCTACAATGAGCTCTGATAGACGTATAAAGAAAAATATAAAACTTATAGGTAAATCAAAAAGTGGACTAAACATATACGCTTTTGAATATATAGACAAAATATTTGGTGAAGGTACTTGGCAAGGTGTTATGTCAGATGAGGTTTCAAGCGAAGCTGTAGTTAAGAACTTTGCTGGAGAATTTGATGGCGTTGACTATTCTAAGGTTGATGTTGAATTTAAAAAAATAAACTAACATGGGATATAGTATACCACCTGGAGATTATTCATTACCGCCAATGCAAGTAAACGTTGCTGCGGACCTAGGTAAGAGTTTAGCTGCTCAAATTACAGCCATTGGAAACATTAGGCGTCAACAAAGAGCAGAAGCTAAAAGACTTCAAGCAACTCAAAACGCATTTAAAAATAATTTAATTCTCCAGCAAAATGAATTAAAGACAGGTTACTTTGGTTCCTTAGAGAAAGCTGGTATAACTAATGATCCTGACAAGGAAAACGAATTGTTTGATCAATTTCAACAAGAGGTAGATACTAGAGCTAGAGCAGCGTTAGACGCTAGAATGAAGATGCAGTTTGATGCTGACTTGGATGATGACGAGAGAATTAAACTTGGTAAAATAGTTAATGACTTTAAAAGCTACTCAGAGAAAAGCTTAGCTCAAATGGGTGGGTTAATAGCTGATGCTACTATAGTTAAAGATAAAGATAACGTTGTCGTAGGTGATCCTATGAATGGCGAGCAACTAGGTAATGTTTTAGCACTTCAAAATATAAATGGAGCTGCTGCAGCTTCTTTTGATCCAAATGCTATAACGTCTAGACAGCTAACAACTAGAGGTAATCAAAACATAGTGACGTCTACAGTTAAAATACCTGCTAACTCAGCGTACTTTAAAGATGCAAACAAGGCTGGTGAAGGCGGTGCTAATAGTATAATTCAAAATGGATTATTAGCTGGAACTATAAAAGAAGAAGAAATCGACGGTAAAAAGTTTTTAGTATTTAAAACAGATATAAACGTAAGTAACTACTCTTCTAAAGGAGGCATGGATCTAGTGCAAAAAAAGCTACCAATTCAAAGCAGTGATCAAATACTACAAGAAAATAAATATCTAAGCAAACAAGGGTCGTGGAATCAAGCCTTTGTTATTCAAAACCCTGTAGTTATTGCTGAGGTTGAAAAAGATAGCAACGGTAAACCAACGGGTTATTCAAATAAAGTAGACTATAACATCGTAAATGTGGGTGCTATGACACTTGATAAAGCTTATATAGCTGAATTAGATTCTGAGTACGAGTCCGTATTTAATAATCCTAACGTATCTCAAGCACAAAAACAACAATACTTAATAGACATAGGTATAGTTGAAAATATAAAATCAATACAAAATAGGACACCCGAAGAACAGAAGAAGCTCATAATGGATGCAATGGGTGAAAACATTTGGGAAGGTTATTTTCCAGAAAAATACGTATCATCTGGAACTGGTTCTCAGCAAATCCAAAAGCAACTAGGTACTTACAATGAAAAAACAAAACAGTTTGATCTAGACGAGGCAGATAAAGCATTGTTAAAGAGTATACAGGATCAAGGTATAAAAAACCCACTAACAGGAGAGCTTTACCAAGAAGGAGAATCTATATACGTTATAAGAACTGAGAAAAGTAGAGTTACACCTAAACCTAGTAGTGATGATGCAGTAGATCAATATTCATATTTCTATAACATGTCTGATGAAGAATTAATAAATTCTCTAACAGATGCGCCTTTGACTGTTACTGGTAGAGGAACATACTTAGTTGATCCTGATGGTAATATAGTAAGAAACGATGGGTCTGCAAATATAACTAACTACCCTGTGATCGTTAAGAAAGACCAAAACCCAAAGAAATTTAGAGATATCCTTAGAAGCGCAAGCGCTCAACAAAGAAATAAATAATATTTTATGTACAAATATAATGGTAGTATATACACTTTAGATGATATAAAAATGATCTTAGGTGTTGACGTGATAACCGACGCTATATTAGCAGAAAACGGAGTAACACTAGTTAATCAGGATTTTCAAGAAGCTGCTGCAACGGAGGATGCACCTGCAGTAGCGGAGATAGACAAGACACCCGAGTTGGAATCACAATTGGAAAATATTTTATCGGAATACAAAAAAGTTGAGAAAAACTGGTTAGGTGATAAATATGAAGGCACCAGAGCTGGTAAAATAAGACTTGATCAAAGATACAACACAGTAAGAAGAGATCTAGACAATGCTTATGTTGGGAAAGAAATGAATATCTCTAAACCAAGATCTATAATCAACAAAGGAGAAGGCGAAGCTCTATCTTTTTTAAGTCAATCTTATCCAGGTGTTTACATGGAGAAGACAGGTGTTAGAAATGCTTTAAATATATATTTTCCAGGACAAGACAAGCCCACTGAGTTAGATTTAAACCCTTTTACTTTAGACGGTACAGATGAGTCTGTTGCTGTTTTAAAAGCTTTAGATAAGGCCTACAAGGCTCAAGATGAAAAGGCATTGGTAGAAAACGGTATGATAGGTCTTGTAAACCTAGCAGAAGCAAAAGGCAATACAAGTACGCTTAATACCGCTTTAGAAGGTACAGGTTATAAAATAGAATTAAACGACGATTCAGGCACACTGATGGCAGACGACGGAGGTATACTGTCTGGATTTGGTAACATGTATGACATATATAAAGATGGTCAACTTGTAAAAGATGTTAATCCAGCTGAGCTAAGACAGTTTATTGCTAACGAACTACCTGACGAAACACGTGGACTTATAGCTAAAAAAGCATACACATATACTAGTACTTACTTAGAAGACAGAGCTAAAGAGATAGACAAAGAAAGTAAAGTAATACAATCTGATGATAGTTTAAATCTAAAGTACTTCAAAAACAACTTCAATAAAGAACTAATCACTAGACTGCAAGCTATACTACCCAAAGGAAATAAACTAACCGAAGAGGAAATAGAACAGATAAAAGAATACCAAGGCGTTGATGATGGAGCTGAAATGATATACAACGCTAAGCTAGATAGAATGATCAAGATACCTGTGTCTAGAGAGCAATCGCTTAACGCCATAAAAAATCTTTCTGGTCTACCTAAAAGTGTTGGTTTAAAAATATTAGAAGCTGGTGGTAATGAGTTTATTGAAAGTATAAGAACAGACGGGATAAAGCAGTTGAAAGCAGGTGAGCTAATTGCTAGATCTAGCACAATATCAGAGAGACTGATGGCTGCTAGAGATCAGGATTTTTTAGCGTTTGGTCAAGGGCTTGCTAATATTGAGAAAAATGTATTTGAAGATGGAATGAAGAAAGAGGTGTCAGGAATAGCTGCCATAAATGAAGAGTTTCAAGTAACACTCGATACCGAATTAAAAGATATTTCTGGATCTTTACCAGAAGGAAGTAGTGTTAAAGTAGAATACACTCCAAATGGCTCTTCTATATTTGAAATATTAAACGACAGGAAAGACCTCAACGCGCAAGAGCAGGAGCAATTAAAAAAAGGTAGATCTAGATTTTTTAGATTACAACAAGATTACGAAAACCTACAAATAGATAGGCAGGCTAGTATTAATAATCTTCAGCAAAAGGCTGTAGAGTTTTACGCTAACAATCCTGCTGACGAGCAAGTGTTTAATGACTCTATGAAAGAGTATGGTTTAGGTGCTTTAATTAGAAAAGACGTTAATGATTCTTTTGCCGGTATATTACTAGCGTTGCCGACGCTTGCAAATGCTGATTGGGCTGTAGAGCAACAAAAGAGATTGAATGCTAAGAATGAGTATTACGAAACAATGGGTACTTATAGTGACGGTGATTTTCTCACATACGCTCTTAGAAGTGTTAGTCAACAGTCAGGTAATATAACATTGGCTATAGCTACGGGTGGACTTGGCTCAGCGGCTGGATTATCTACTGCTATGACGGCTAATGCTATTAGTGCTGCTTTTGGTATATCTTCTGGTACTCAAACTTATCGTGACCTTAAATCAACACAGCAAATAAAAGGTACAGCAGACAGGCAAGCTAAAGTAGCTCTACAAGCATATGAAGATGGCGTTATAGATCTAGACCGCTATACTAGAGCTATGCAAGATATCAACACCGCTCGCGCTATGTACGAGTTAGATGATGACCAGATTATAAATGCTGCAGTCGCAAATGGTATAATTGAAGGAACTTTTAGTAGGTTTTTAGGTACAGCACCTAACACCATGAAGTTGTTAAAAGATTTTAGAACACCAACAACAGCTTTTAATATATCAAAAAATATTAAATTTGGAAAATTCGGGCCTAATAAATATGAAAAAATAGCTAACTTAATAGGTAAACCGTTACTAAAGCGTGGTGGTGGTGAAGTACTTGAAGAAGAATTAATATACGGTGGGCAGCAGTTTGTAACTGAGTTTGGTATACTTGATAGAGATTTAGACCTGAGTGCTTGGGACGAGACCGCTATGTCTACTGTTTTAACTCTAGGTGTATCTCAAAGTCCTGGTGTAGCTTACTCTGGG